GGTGCAGAAATTCGTGGTTGTCTCACTGCGCCAGAGGGGTTTGTGTTGTGTGGTGCTGATATGACCAGCCTTGAGGATACCACCAAGCGGCACTACATGCAGCCTCTGGACCCTGAGTATGTAGCAGAGATGTCCCGTGAGGGCTTTGATCCACACCTTGACTTGGCTAAGCATGCGGGAGCTATCACTCAGGCTGACATAGACAAGCACAACTTGGGCGAGGTAAACTTGAAGGCACTGCGTAAGAACTACAAGGTTGTGAACTACTCTGCGACCTATGGCGTCGGTGCTACCAAGCTCAGTCGCACCACAGGTCTGTCAGTCAAGGAGTCCAAGAAGCTGCTGGAGGCTTTCTGGGATCGCAACTGGGCTATCCCTAAGTTGGCGGACAGCATGTACCCGAGGGAAAAGAACGGTAAGAAGTGGCTCAAGAACCCTGTCAGTGGGTACTACCACAGTCTTCGTAGTGACAAGGACAAGTTCTCGACCCTCAACCAATCCACCGGGGTGTTCTGCTTCGATAATTGGGTAGCACTCTGTAGACGTAATGGTGTCCAGACTATCGGACAGTTCCATGACGAAATCATTGCACTTGTGGCAGATGGTCAACAAGAGCAGACAAAGCAACTGATGGAGAAAGCTATTGCAACTCTTAACGACAAGCTAAAACTCAACGTGCCATTGGGTGTAGATGCACAATTCGGCACAAACTACGCAGAAATCCACTAACCCCCACTTTACTTTAGCCTCATTTAGTGGCTATACATAGGTACAGCCAGAATAAGGAGACCCGACTATGGCTAAGACAAAGAACATCACTGCGGAAGGTACTGTAGAGTACGCTCGCATCTTCTCTGACAACTTTGATGACAACATGGAGTTCCATGAAGCCACCCGTGGTCAGTACAACATGAACTTCTACCCCGACAATGTAGAAGAGTTCATCAACCAAGGTTTCCCAGAAGCTAAGGGCCAATGGAAAACCATCAAGGAAGGCAACCCAAGCTACGGTTCTGGCAAGTACGTCAAGCTGAAGCGTCCAGTCTACAACCCAAACCTGCCCAATGAAGATGGCAGCAAGGGCGTAGAGATGGGTCCACCAAAGGTGCTTAACCGTACCACAGACCCTAATGGCGCCTCTGAGTGGTCCTTCACTGAAGATGGTGCTTTGGGTAATGGCACCCGTGTAAAGGCGTTGGTGAAGGTCTACGAAGGCCGTGCAGTCATCGACACTCTTGAGAAGGTTGCCATTCTCGAACACGAGCCTTACGAGGTTGGTGCCAGCGGGGACAACTTCTGATGCAACTCAAAGTTATTGTCACCCGTAGTCTTGAGGAAGATGGTGTCGATCAGGTTCTTACCCTAGAGCAGAACGACATCGGAGAATATGTCGGAGACACTCTCCGGTTCTTCCTTGAGGCAATGCAAGCAATGGGCTTTAGCTACCTTGAAGCCCTTGAAGCCACAACAGGTAGTGGCAACTCTTATTCCTCCGATGACTCCCGGTAGGAATATCTCGAAGACCTTTATCGACGGCGATATAGTAGCGTATCGCATGGCAGCATCGGCAGACTCTAGGGGTTACGACTTCCGGACTGCTGCTGCTAACGTCGATGGGATGATCGAAGACATCATCCATGTGGCTATGGATTTTCCCGGTCCCGAATGTTTCAAGGTTTACTTGACGGGCCGGGGGAACTTCCGATACGATATTGCAAAAGCTGCTCCTTATAAGGCCAACAGGTCAGGCAAGCCAAAGCCAGTCCTCCTGATGGACCTGCGGCTACATATGGAGGAGAAGTGGAATGCAATCGTATCGGAAGGGGAAGAGGCAGACGACTTAATCTCGTTGGCTGTTACGCAGGAAGGCCCTACCTCTTGTGTAGCATCAATAGACAAGGACATGCTACAGTTGAACTGTTGGCATTACAACTTCGTTAAACGTCAGTGGAGGTTTGTCGAAGAGTTTGAGGGTCTGCACTTCTTCTACTCCCAAATCTTGATGGGCGATAATGCCGACAACATCATGGGCCTTAATAAGGTCGGGCCTGTCAAAGCAGCTCATATCCTTGACGGTTGCACGACGGAGAAGGCGCTCTATGAAACCTGTGTTAAAGCCTACGGCGGCGATAAGGACAGGGTAGTAGAGAACGGAAGACTTCTCTGGCTTAGGCGACAGCCAGAGGAACTGTGGGAGCCTCCTGATGGCAAACACTAGGTCTTCCAAGGCCAAGGGACGGTTAGGACAACAAGAAGTCCGAGATGCCATCCTGAAGACCTTTCCCCACTTAGAGCCTGATGATGTCAGGTCTACAGCTATGGGACAAAATGGGGAGGACATTCAGTTGTCCCCCCTAGCCCGTAAGAGTTTACCAATATCGGTAGAAGTCAAGAGACGAAAAGACTTCGCAACACTTTATAACTACGTTGACCAAGCCAAGCAGGATGGCAAGCATGAACCTGTAGTCTTCCTCCGGGGAGATAGAAAGCCTTGGTTGACGATTATCAGCATGGAGCATTACCTAGAGCTATGTCAGAAGAAGTAACCTACTTTGTCTTTGGGCAAATGGATGAAGAGTCTGCTGGCGGCTGGGTAGAACTCTGGGGTGGTAGTTATGGAGACTGCGTGGACTACATCAATTCGCCACAAGCCCGTCTTGACATTGACATGGGGGTTTACATCTCCCACGTTATTTTGGACGAGGATTACGTCGATGCGATTATGGAGGCGGCAGGAGCGGATGGACAGACAATACATTAGCAAGCTGCTAAGTCAGTACGGATTAAGACAGATTTTAGCAGACAGCAACATTACCATTGTTGAGGCTCTAGAGGTTCTAGAGGAACTTGGCTTTATTGACTTGGAGCAATACGGGGATGAGCATGGAGCAGATGATTAACATGGCGGTGTTGGTGGGCCTTATGGCCCCCTTCATTATTGTAGGTACGGGTGTGGTTTTAGGGTTGACCATTGCTATCTCTAACCTTATGATGGGTCTGGTGATTGGCCTTATGTCAATCTTTGGAGCAGAACAGGAAGACGAATGATTAAACACGTCACCAAGCATGAGCTTGTGTCAGCCTTTACTAAGGCTATGGACCAAGTATACGACCAAGAGCCTGACACAGAGACGGCCATGCTACGGCAAAGCCTTATTATGGAAGAGGCCAAAGAGGTCACACAAGAGCTACTACGACCTGTCATCAACAAAGTAGCACTCACCAAAGAGTTGGCTGACCTACTGTATGTAGTGCATGGGACAGCAGTAGCCTTCGGTCTGCCGCTCGATGTAGCCTTCAACCGAGTGCATGACAGCAACATGTCTAAGCTGGGGCCTGATGGAAAACCTCTTTACAGGGACGATGGCAAAGTGCTAAAAGGCCCTAACTACCAACCACCAAAGCTGGATGATTTGTTTGATGTATCGGTGTGATAAAAGGCTTGCGGATAGGCTTACTAATTGGGAGACAGTCTTCCCGGAGGATGAAGACAAGCCTGAAGGAAACCTTTACCTAGAGGCTGCTGAGAGGATTGTCGAGTTATCTAACGAACTAGAGGCACTCAGAGTAGATGAACAGTCAAAGGGCTATACACTAGACTACGATACAGATGGTTTGTGGCTGTTACAAGATCGGCATATTGTAAGTCACGTTCCTCAAGCAATGTTTGATGCTCGTATGCGACAAGTTATAAGACAGACAAAATCTCTAGATCAGTTAGCAAAAGCAGACCAAGAAGACGGTTTGCTGTAAGAATTGGAGCAAAATTGATGAGTAACCTACTGCCCACCCCCTACCAACAGTTTATTGCCAAGTCTCGCTATGCTCGTTGGCTTGAGTCTGAGAACCGCCGTGAGGATTGGTCTGAGACTGTAGGACGCTACATGGAACAGGTTGTCGAACCTCATGTACAACTTCTTGACCCTATAACGGATGCACTTTACGACGCTATGGTGGGTCTAGAAGTCATGCCGTCTATGCGTGCTATGATGACTGCTGGTCCTGCCTTGCACCGAGACAACACCTCTGGCTACAACTGTAGCTATCTCCCGGTAGACGACCCTAAGAGCTTTGATGAGGCTATGTTCATTCTGCTCTGTGGCACTGGTGTAGGCTTCTCTGTGGAGCGTCAGTACATCTCCAAGCTGCCAGAGGTTCCAGATACCCTGTTCGACAGCGAGACCACCGTAGTGGTCAAGGACAGCAAAGAGGGTTGGGCTAAGTCCCTACGTCAGGTTCTGTCGCTCCTATGGGCTGGTGAAATCCCTAAGTGGGATGTCTCTAAGGTACGTCCTGCTGGTGCTAGGCTTAAGACCTTTGGTGGACGTGCCAGTGGTCCTGCACCTTTGATCGACTTGTTTAACTTCGCTGTTGCTATCTTCAAGAAGGCACAGGGTCGTAAGCTGACCTCCCTTGAGTGTCACGACCTGATGTGTAAGATTGGTCAGGTTGTAGTGGTGGGCGGTGTACGTCGCTCTGCTATGATTAGCCTGTCTAACCTGTCTGATGATCGTATGCGCAATGCTAAGTCTGGCAACTGGTGGGACAATGAAGGCCAACGTGCCTTGGCTAACAACTCTGTGGCCTACACTGAGAAGCCAGATGTAGAGTTGTTCATGAAGGAGTGGGCTTCCCTTATCGAGTCCAAGTCCGGTGAGCGTGGCATCTTCAACCGTGTGGCATCCAAGGCTCAAGCAGCTAAGAATGGCCGTCGAGACCCAGAGTGGGAATTTGGCACCAATCCATGCTCAGAGATTATTTTGCGCCCGTACCAGTTTTGTAACCTTACAGAGGTTGTAGTACGAGCCACTGACACCATCGACACCCTCTCTGAGAAGGTACGTCTGGCTACGATCCTTGGCACCATCCAAGCCACCTACACTGAGTTCCCCTACCTTCGTAAGGTCTGGAAGGATAACACAGAAGCAGAGCGGTTGCTTGGTGTCTCCCTCACGGGAATTATGGATAACCCTTTGATGACCAGTGAGAATGCTGGCTTGGAGAAGACCCTTGAACATCTACGAAGTGTCGCTGTTAGCACTAACGCAGAGTGGGCCGACCGTCTTGGTATCCCTCAGTCAGCAGCCATCACCTGCGTTAAACCGTCTGGGACGGTATCTCAGTTGGTTGATTCTGCCAGCGGTATCCATGCTCGGCATTCTGAATACTACATCCGTACTGTAAGGGGTGACAACAAAGACCCTCTGACCTCCTTTATGATGAACCAAGGTATCCCCTCAGAGCCTTGTGTGATGAAGCCTGACACTACTACTGTGTTTAGCTTCCCGGTACAGGCACCACAGGATTGTGTCACTCGTAACGATATGACAGCCGTAGAGCAGCTTGAGACATGGCTTGCCTACCAACGTCATTGGTGTGAGCATAAGCCTTCTGTGACCATCACAGTACGTGATGAGGAATGGCTTGAGGTTGGTGCCTTTGTCTACAAGCACTTCGATGAAATGTCCGGTGTATCTTTCTTACCACACTCTGACCATACCTACCAACAGGCCCCCTACCAAGAGTGCAGCCAAGAAGAGTACGAAGAACTTGCAGAAAAGATGCCAAAGTCTATTGACTGGGCCAACCTAGCGCTGTATGAAGCAGAGGATAATACTTCTGGAATGCAGACTATGGCTTGTTCGGCAGATAGCTGCGAGATTGTGGACATTACTTAATGATCAACGTAGTTCTAAAGCATCACTGTGGTAGTGATTTGACGACGGTAAACTCGGCTCGGGTCTCCTTTTCTAAGGAGTCCGACGCCCTTTCTGCCAAAGACGAAAAGCTGATCCACTACCTAGCAGAGCATGAGCATACGTCTCCCTTCGGTCATGCCTTCGTGACCTTCAAGGTAGATGCTCCTGTCTTTGTAGCACGACAACTGGTCAAGCATAAGTTCCTACGCTGGAACGAGGTGAGCCGTAGGTATGTTGACGAAGAGCCTGACATCTATAGCCCTGACTTTTGGCGTACTAGACCGGACAATAAGAAGCAGGGTTCAGGTGCAGCCTTTGAACGAGACCATCAGCAGTTCCTACAACAGCAGTATGTAGAAATCATGGATCGTGTGCTGTACATGTATGAGTACATGACCGCCTATGGCGTAGCACCAGAGCAAGCCCGTATGATGCTGCCACAGTCTATGATGACCTCTTGGTGGTGGTCTGGCAGCCTTGATGCCTTTGCTGATATGTGTAAGCTCCGCTTGGGGCCTGACAGTCAGTCAGAGACCCGTGAGGTAGCAATACAGATTGCAGAGTATATGACTGACCTGTTCCCTATCTCTTGGAAAGCACTTATGGAGAACGATTAATGCCCTACACTATCATCACTCAGCCCAACTGTCCTGCCTGTCAGAACGCTAAGAAAGAGCTTACGCTTTCTGCTACGACCTATCTAGAGGTGGACATTACCCGGTATGAGAACCAGTATATCAAGAACCTGATGAAGTGGTCGGGGCTTGACACAGTACCTCAGATATGGGACCATGAGGGAGATTATATAGGCGGCTATAAGGAGCTACAAGAGTATGACAAAGAACTACGCTAAGTTCGACAAGGAACGCTACGACAAGTTTGATGGCCAAGCCAAGGGTGCTCTGGTAGACTACCTTGAGCAAGAGGGACATCATATCAAGCGGGTGAAGGAAGACTACCTTGCTGATGTAGTATCAACTAAGGACGGGGAGACTTTCTACAGTGAAGCGGAAATCAAAACAGCTTGGAAAGAGGGTTGGCCAGCGGACTGGAAAGACCTCCGCATTCCGGGGCGGAAGGCACGGCTCCTACAGAAGCACGCAACGATCACGTTCTTCGTATTTCGTAGTGACCTCCAAGAGTGCTGGATCGTCCGAGGGAAGCAACTGACCTTAGATCAACTCAAAGAAGCCTATGGCCCTAAGATTAGCAAGGGCGAAATGTTCTTTCATATTCCTGTTAAAGAAGCGAAGCTAATTCGACATGACGAAAACGGTTGGACGGAAGTCATCCAAGAAGAACCATCAGCCTCAACTACCAAAAAGACCACCACTGGAACCAAAGACGGAACGGCAAAAGCTGTACCTAAACGCACTAAAGACCAGTCCACAGACGATAGTGCTGGGACCAGCGGGGACGGGTAAGACCTACATAGCGGCCAGTTATGCCTCTCAGATGTATCTTGACAAGAACATCGAAAAGATTGTCATCACTAGGCCGCATGTCTCTGTAGGCAAGGAGATAGGGTTCCTCCCCGGTAACGTACTAGAGAAGGCTACACCTTGGGCTATGCCAACTCTAGACGTTCTGGAACAGTGGATGGGGAAGGGTGTTGTCGAAACCTCGTTAAAGAACGGGAATATCGAGATAGCCCCCCTAGCCCTGATGAGGGGTCGCAGCTTTGAGAACAGCTTTATCATTGTAGATGAGGCTCAAAACATCACCACCCATGAGATTAAGATGCTGTTGACTCGGGTGGCAGAAGGGTCTAAGATCGTCCTTAATGGTGACGTTCAGCAGTCTGACCTGAAGGATGCCAATGGTCTAGCAAAGATCGTTGAGCTAAGTCAGAGATACGCTGTGAACGTACCAGTTATTGAGTTTACGATTGACGACGTAGTTAGGAGTGAAGTATGCAAACAGTGGATTTCGATCTTTATGCAGGAGAAGATTTAAGGGAGGCCACTATGGCTAAAGAGGTAGAGGATGACGGTCTGTACACAGCTCACCCAAAGCTGGATAGTACGGACAGTATTGTGGTTAAGCCTAGCCACTACACACAGTACAAGATAGAACCTGTTACATTTATCATGGAGAACCGTCTCCCCTTTGAGATTGGCAACATTGTAAAGTACGCCTGTCGAGCAGGGCATAAGATGTACCCGGATCAGGACTACACTCAGTCTAGGATCACTGACCTACGCAAGGTCATGCGGTATGCAGAGATGGAAATTAACAGGTTAGAGGGTAAGGAAGTCTTATGAGGATCGTAGCCACACTTATTGGTTTGTTGTTTAGCACTGTTGCTGTAGCAGACCCCACGGGAAAAGCTGTTGCTGATATTCGTGACATAGCTTCCCTTATTGCAGCAGACTACAATGAGTGTGGTGTGGTCCAGATGGAAAAGGCCATCGACTACCTAGAGGCTATGAGTGCTATTGTAGCCACTGAGATGCCAGAGATAGCCGTGCGTGACCTTGAGGCTGGGCAGCTTATCAACTTTGAGGAAGCCTTCGTGTTTGCTGATGCCTTTGTTCGAGCGAATGGTTGTGACATCATGAACAACGTCATCGAGCTTCACAGATATGAGATGAACTACAACAAAGACGTGTACTACTTCTACACAGAGTTAGGAGCATTATGAAGGCATACAACCTAAAGAAGTTTACTAAGCTCGTAGAAGATGCTGATATGGTGTACGGTACAGTAAGCCTTAACGCTGCTGTGAGGGTGCCTGTCAGGGTCCGTAAGAAAACCCTGCTCAAGTACCTGTCGGAGATTACCCCCGGCACTTGGTCCAATGAGCTTGTGATATACGCAGAAACAGTGACCAGCCCAAAGGGACATAAAACCTTGAAGCTGGTCTAGGGGATTAAGATGGACAAAGAGTGTAGCTGTTGTGGAGCAGAGGGGACTACTCATGCCCACCATGTTTTACCGAAGGCTCTAGGTGGTGATGACAGACCCTCTAACCTTGTTGATGTCTGCCCAGACTGTCATTGGAAGATACATGGCAGGAAGACTAGAGGGACTGACTGGCGGAACTTACAAGCAGAAGGTGTATCCAAAGCTAAGGCCGAGGGTAAGTACAAGGGAAGACCCCCAGACAAGGACTTGCACGCAAAAATAAAACAACTTCATTCTGAAGGGTGGCCCCCCAGTAAAATCTCTAGGCGGCTTAATTGCGGGGTTGCTACAGTTTATCGCAACAGAGACTAACAGCGTTCGCCGTTGATTTGTAGAAGACAGTATGCAGGACTCGGGGGCAGTACCCGACACCTCCACCAACTTCCTATGGGGGTGAACTAGGATCGACTGGTGCTAGATGCTACAATGAGGCAACCGAGTGGTTCCGTAAGAACCAACCTTGATAAGTGCTAACAACTATGTTGCACCTTCCCTCGCTGTAGCAGCGTAAGGGACGGGCCTCTGGGGGGCCTTGGAACAGAAGGGAGCTTTGGCTCCCACCCACTCTCCAATAAGAATAATAAGAGGAATATATGAAGAATCTCCTGATTGCCGTCTCTGTTATGGTTGCTGGTGTAGCAACTGCACAAGAGGCCCCAACGTCTGTAGGGAATACCTACGTTGAATTGGGGACTACCTTTGAAGATCAGACTACCTTGACTGTTGGTACAGGAGTAGGCTCTGGTGCTTTGTCAGCCTATGGGGAGCTTTCTGGCTCCACTGATGGCAACTTTCAAGCACGAGCCTACACTGATGTAGAGTTTGGCAAGTTTGTCATTACTCCCGGTATCAACTATGGTTGGGGAGAAGGCGGTGGAGACCTTGTGGGTTTTGGTGATAACAACGAATGGGGTGATGTCACAGGTGACCTTGAGGTAGCACTACAACCGGGTATCATCGGTGGTGAGTACGTCTTTGCCAATACTGGTGTAGGGATCGATGGTTGGTCCCTTGAGTGGGATGGTGGCGAAGTAGGGGCTGGCTACAAGCTAGACCTTGCTGAGAACGTCTACCTAGATGGTCGTGTAAGCTGGGGCTATGATGACCAGTTTGAAAGCACTGATCGTCGTATCACCGCTGGCTTTGGCCTAAAGTTCTAGATACTCCAAAATCTAGGCATAAAAGAACCCCCGTAGGAATCAACCTGCGGGGGTTTTAGTTTGTCTGGACTAACCTATCTTCTTGTTAGTAGTGTTTTGATTAGCCATCCGATAGGGTTGAAGATGGTCCTTAGTATCTCACCGGGAGATGGAAGTATCCAACCCAAGATCAACAGGCCAAGCATAACCCAATTTGTATTCGTGATGTTTATGATACCAGCTAGGGGTACTGCGTCTCCTGCTACTTCTGTGAGTATCTCTGTAGCCTGTTCAATCTGAGCATTACCAGTAGTCTCAGCCAAGAGCGTAGCGCCCTTTGTGGCTAGGCTCAAGCCGGTACAGGCGGTCAGAGTGAACAGGACTACGAACAGGGCTGCAAGGATTCTAGTGGTTATCATAGGGCTGTCTCCGAAGAAGCTCTTGAAGGTGCAAGATCGTTGTCTTTGCTTCAGCTAAGGCTTCACGGAGTTCGCCAATTTCTCGGAGTAGTGATTCTTTTTGGTAATTCAACTTCCCTACTTGTTCGGATAGGGTATCAATCTGGTCCTGCAATGTCCTACGGAACTCCGATCTACGCTCATGCTCTTGTTCGGTCCTCGCTTGAAAGAAGCGCCAGATACCCGCAGAAGATAGAAGTGCCACAACAATCGGCACCCCTACCATGCTCAAGAACTCAATGACCATCAGGTCTCTCCTTTAACTCGAAATGGGGGTAGTCCTTGAAGGAACGCCAGTCACCTCCCCAGACTATCGGAACGTCGAGTATGTCGGATGCTTTCTTCATAGCCTCTGCAATCGGCAGGAAGGCTTCTTTATCCCATGTTACAGGGATTGGTACTACATCAACTGCATGGCCTGTCAGATGCTTAGAGTTCATCGTCTGGCTCTTGCCTGTCTCGTAGTAGTGTCTTTGTTCTTCTATTGTTCTCAGACCGTCAGTGATCTCAAATGGAACCTCTGATAGAAGTCTAGCAAGGAAAACAACTTCATACAAATCTATATGAATTTCTGCTAAATGCTGCTCAGATCGCTCTGAGAAACCCCCCTCGTGGGAAAATGACCCCCCATCGTGGGAAAATGAGTTGGTAGCCCAGAAGAGGCCAAACAGTGCTACCCAGAATATCCCGGT